CTCTATCTCATAAAAGAACACAGTACCATTTTAGATCAAGGAGAAACTCTCACGGAAGAGCACCTTGAAGAAAAGTTAATGGAATATATGTCACTTGTCGAATCCACGCAGTTTGATGTGGATCAATTATTTGAACGGGCATTTGAAGAAGATGCTCCAGCTAATTCAGCAGGTGGTGGAAATATCGCAGGAATTGGAGTTGGAGCTGACGGAGAACCCGGTGTTAGTGTAGCACAACAGAAGAAGCGTAAGAAGTCTTCTCCAGTTGTGAAAAGATTCAAAGACCGAGTGACTTTACTCGGCGCAAATACCAAGGGTTAATAAATGAGCGATTTAAATACTGTCAGGACAGACGTTGAGATCCTTAAGAAAGACGTATCTAATATACAAGGTCTACTAGGTAGACTTGATATCGCAATCGATAAGATTGCTGATGCGACTAATGGTATTTCCCAGATACTTGCAGTTCATGCAAGCGAGATCAAAGACACCGAATTGGATCTAGTAGAGCGTAAGCGGCTAGCAGAAAAAGAGGTAGATTTACTTCACAAACGAATCTCTCAAAAAGATGCTGAAAACAAGGAAACAGCAGAATTTCACCACAACACTCTCATGACATTTCTTAAAGAACATGATGAGCGAAGTGAGCAATACATCACCAAGATGAATGATCGTATTACTACACTAGAGAAGTGGAAATGGGTCATGTTAGGTGGCGCTACCGTTGTGGGATTCCTATTAGCTGAACTAGAAGGTTTTTTACATATTCTCAGATAATATGTCTTGACACCACGCTCCAATAGTGTATAATGACACTTATAGTCTAATACAACAGCGGAGTTTCATTTGAATATTACAGACCTAAAGTATTCTGGCATCTTGTCTACTCGCCTAGAACGCTTCTCAATAAAATCACATTCTCCTTATAGAGCAAACTTTCGTTGCCCTATCTGTGGCGATTCACAGAAGTCGAAGATGAAGGCACGTGGGTGGATTCTAGAGAAAGACAATAGCGCAATATTCTACTGCCATAACTGTAATGCGTCTCACGGGATGCGTAACTTCTTAAGAGCAGTTGACCATAACTTATTCAATGAGTATGTGATCGATACTGCACTAGAGATGGGACAGAAGAGGGAACTCTTTCAGAAGAAGAAAGAAGAACCAATCAAGCCTCTTGATAAGCTTCAAATGAAAGCGCCCAACTTTCGTAAGAAGGGCTCGCCTCTACTCAAAATAAAAAAGATATCTCAGCTAAATTATTCGCATAAAAGTAAGATTTATGTGCAAAATCGACAGATCCCAGCATCGAAACAATATAAATTATACTACGCACCAAAATTTAATGAGTGGGTAAATTCGATCATACCTGGCAAGCTTCCTACTGTAGAGAACGATAAGCCTAGATTGATAATGCCATTCATAGACAAAGCAGGTAATCTATTTGGCTTTAATGCTAGGGCGTTTGGTAATGATGAGTTAAGATACATCACTATCATGATTGATGAGAATATGCCTAAAGTTTTTGGCTTAGATGATGTAGACTTTTCTAAGAAGTATTACGTAGCAGAAGGTCCTATCGACAGTCTGTTTCTGAGTAATGCAGTTGCTATGGCTGGCGCCGATGGCAATGCAAGTGGACTAGAGAGTACAGAGAATGCAGTCTTCATATTCGACAATGAGCCTCGAAACAAAGAGATCGTTGCACGTATGGAAAAGTGCCTAGATAGAGGATATAAAGTTTGTATCTGGCCTAAAAATGTATTGCAGAAAGATATAAATGATGTTATAATGACTGGAGTAACGCAAGCTTCACTTGAGTTAATTATAGATAATAATACGTTCTCTGGCTTAGAGGGCAAGTTACAACTTACATATTGGAGAAAATGCTAATGGATGGAGAAGTGAATTGATCAGAGCAATCTTTGCATGTGATAGAGAAAATGGAATTGGCAAGACGGGTACTCTGCCATGGGCGCATAACTCAGAAGACTTAAGGTGGTTTAAAAAGTGTACAGACGGTGATGTTGTAATTATGGGCAGAAGAACGTGGAACGATCATAAGATGCCTAAGCCTCTTCCTAATCGTTACAACATTGTTATATCATCTCAAAATATACCAGCTGGTCCTAATGTAGTATTACATTCAGTTAAATCAGTAGAACAGCACATTAAAGAGTTTAATCAAGACATTTGGATCATTGGCGGTAAACATACGTTTGATGAACTAATGTACATGTGTGAAGAAGTGTGGATTAGTCGTATCAATGGAGTGTACGATTGTGATACTCGTATAAGTGATTTAGTAGACTTCGAACTATACTTTAAATCCTACGATGTAGATAAGAACTTACGAATTGAAAAGTATAGAAGATCGCTATGAAAACATATTTGAAAGCGTTAGCAGATGTATTGTCCTCAGGCGAGGAAAAAACTGATCGCACTGGTACAGGTACTAAAAGTATCTTTGGCTATCAGATGCGATTTGACTTGACAAAAGGCTTTCCGGCTGTTACAACTAAGAAGTTAGCTTGGAAGTCAGTTGTCGGTGAGTTACTATGGTTTCTCGAAGGCTCTATGAACGAGCGTAGATTAGCAGAAATAACTTATGGAAAAGATAGATCAGAACTAACTGAGAAGAGAACTATCTGGACTGACAATGCAGAGAATCAAGGCAAAGAACTTGGCTACTCTGACGGAATGTTAGGTCCAGTCTATGGTTTTCAGTGGAGAAACTTTGGCGGTGAGATTTACAATAGTGCGCCACATCTTAAAGGTACTGATCAGATTGAGTGGCTTATCAATGAGATAAAGACAAACCCAGACAGTCGTAGATTGATTCTAAGTGCATGGAATCCTAATCAGATCGACAAGATGGCTTTGCCACCGTGTCACACATTGGCACAGTTCTATGTTAGTAATGGAAAATTGAGTTGTCAGATGTATCAGAGAAGCGCAGACTTGTTTTTAGGTGTACCCTTTAACATTGCAAGCTACTCTTTATTGACTCATATTATAGCAAAAATAACCAACTTAGAAGTACAGGATTTCGTACTTACGGTTGGGGATGCACATATATATACTACACACTATGAAGCAGTGAACACACAACTACAGCGAACCCCGCAAGAGTTACCCACACTGAATATCATTAAAGACTTTTCTTCTCTTGAAGAAGTACTGGGCTTGGACGTCTCTGACTTCCAGCTAGATAATTATAACCCATTAAGTGCCATCAAAGCAGAGATGGCCATTTAGAACGGAACCAAAGATGACTATAAGAATAGACAAGAGTAAAGATGATCTTTTAGCAGACTACGCTGTAGGTATGCTTAAGGATTTTTATTTAACAGAGTATGAATCATCACCTCAAGAGGCATACAAACGTGCCGCTACTGCGTGGTCAAAATACAAAGATGATATGGATGAAGATTTAGCACAACGATTGTACAACTATGTATCGAACAAATGGTTCATGTTTGCGTCACCCGTATTATCAAATGCTCCTAATGGATCTAAGCAAGGCAAAGGCATGCCGATCTCTTGTTTTCTAACTTATGTACCAGACACTCTAGAAGGTCTAATTGATCATACTGCTGAATTGCGATGGTTGTCAGTCTACGGTGGTGGTGTTGGTGGTCATTGGTCTGATGTTCGTACAGTAAGCGATATTGCACCTGGTCCTATGCCATTCTTACATACAGTAGATGCTGATATGATTGCGTATCGTCAAGGTAAGACTCGTAAGGGTTCTTATGCGGCATATATGGACGTATCTCACCCAGATATTATCGAGTTCTTGAACATGAGAATTCCGACAGGTGACGTTCAACGTAAGGCACTTAACTTACATAACGCAATCAATGTATCAGATGCATTCATGGAAGCTGTAAGTAATGGCGGCACTTGGGATCTGAAAGACCCGAAAGATGGCAAAGTTAAAGAAAGTGTTGATGCCCGTAAGCTATGGGAACGTATCATGGAGATTCGTTTTCGTACAGGTGAGCCATATCTAAACTTCATTGATACTGCTAACAATGATCTACCTCAGCCTCTTAAGGATCTAGGTCTGAAGATCAATGGATCTAACTTGTGTAATGAGATTCATCTTCCAACGTCTGCTGAACGTACTGCGGTGTGTTGTCTATCTTCGTTGAACTTAGAGTATTATGATGATTGGAAAGATACATCTATTGTAAAAGATTTGGTTCGTATGCTTGATAATGTATTAGAATACTTTATTGAGAATGCACCTGACACTATCACACGTGCAAAATACTCGGCAGCCAGAGAACGTAGTATTGGTCTTGGTGCAATGGGCTTTCACTCACTTCTACAGAAGCACAAAGTGGCTTGGGAGTCTGAACTAGCGAAAGAGATTAACGATGTAGTATTCAATCACATTAAGAGTCAAGCAGTAGAAGAGACAGAGAAACTTGCTGAAGAACGTGGTGACTATCTTGATGGTGTAGGCAGTGGACGTAGAAACTCACATCTTCTTGCTATCGCACCTAATGCTAGTTCTGGTGTTATTCTTTCAACGTCTCCGTCTATTGAGCCATTGAAAGCTAATGCATACACACATCGTACACGTGCTGGTTCTTTCTTAGTGAAGAACAAGTATCTAGAAGAAGTGCTTGAACTCAAAGGAGAAAACAATGACACTAATTGGACTTCTATTATTACTAGAAAAGGTTCAGTTCAACACCTGCCCTTCCTGACAGAAGGCGAAAAGGCAATCTTTAAGACTGCCGATGAACTAGATCAAAACTGGGTTGTACAGCATGCCGCAGACAGACAAAAATATATCTGTCAAGGTCAATCTGTGAATCTATTCTTCCCATCAGGCGCACCTAAATCGTATGTCAATCAAGTACATTTACGTGCATGGAAAGAAGGTCTAAAAGGTCTGTATTATCTGCGTACAGAAGCAAAACAACGTGCAGAGAATGTTAGTGAGAAAGTCGAGCGAGTAGCACTAGCAGGAGATATGCGTACTATCGTGTATTCTAAGAAAGATTGTCCGTTCTGTTCTATGGCAATGGAAGAGTTAAAGTTACGAGGTATTCCTTATGATAAGATAGACCTCAAAGAGATCGGCAAGACAGCCGCAGAAGTAACTGGACGTAAAGATGTCAAGAGTGTTCCGCAAATCTATATTTCAGGTGAGTATGTTGGTGGATACAATGAATTGATGGAATTTTTAAACAAGCCTGTCGACCTCGATGAGGGAGATGAGTGTAGAGCGTGTGAAGGCTAAACACAAATAACAAATATAAAGGAAAGAAGAAATATGGCACTACTAGATTTATCAAAAAGCTATCGCCCGTTTGCGTACCCGTGGGCAGTAGAACTAACAAAAAAGCATGAAGAGATTCATTGGGTAGAAGACGAAGCAGAATTGAGCGAAGACGTTCAAGACTGGAAAACAAAACTGAGTGAAGATGAGAAGGATTTCGTAACACAAATTTTGCGATTGTTCACACAGTCAGATGTACAGGTTGGTGAGAACTATCACGAACTGATGATTCCAAAGTTTAAGAATAATGAGATCCGCAACATGCTTGCGTCATTTGCTAATCGTGAAGGTGTGCATCAACGTGCATATGCTTTACTGAATGACACGCTAGGTTTGCCAGACGAAGAGTTTCACACTTTCCTTGAATACTCTGAGATGGCAGATAAGCTAGACTTTATGAAAGAGGGTAACATCAATACTCACACAGGTCTTGCCTTAGTTGTGGCACAGTCAGTATTCAATGAGGGCATGTCATTGTTTGCCTCGTTCGTAATGCTACTAAACTTTCAACGCTTTGGTAAGATGAAGGGCATGGGCACAATTGTCGAGTGGTCTATTCGTGATGAAACTATGCACGTACAAGGCAATGCTAAGTTATTCCGTGAGTTCTGTGAAGAGCATCCACGTATCGTAAATGATGAGTTGAAATCTAAAATCTATGAGATGGCTGCCAACTCAGTGAAACTAGAAGACAAGTTTATCAAACTAGCGTTTGATGGTAAAGATCAAGAAGGTATTACTGAGAAAGAAGTAAAGCAGTATATTCGACACATCGCTGACCGTAGATTGCTACAGTTAGGCATGAAGCCTAAGTTTGGTGTAAAAGAGAATCCTATGCCCTGGCTAGATTGGGTACTCAACGGTGCTTCACATGATAACTTCTTTGAGAAGAGAGTTACTGAGTATTCAGTTAACGGCATGGAAGGCGATTGGGGTTGGGACGAAAACACATCTGAGGGTGAAGTTTGCGGTCTTGATGGACAAGGCTGTCCTGCTTAATGGATAAGTGGCAGAGTGCTTACATGGATACGGCAGAGAGGTTCGCTTCTCTGTCAACTGCCGTCAGACTAAAAGTTGGTTCGATTGTTGTAAAAGATAATCGAATCATCTCTATTGGTTATAACGGTATGCCTTCTGGTTGGACTAACGAGTGTGAGTATGAAGTAGAAGACGAATTGCCTACTAGTAAACATGTCTACATAGCACCAGGCGAAAAGTCTCCTAAGGAATATAAACTTAGAACTAAGCCAGAGGTAATCCATGCTGAAGCCAATGCTATCGCAAAGTTAGCAAAATCAAACGAGAGTGGCGAAAACGGTACAATGTACATTACCCACGCTCCTTGCACCGAATGCGCTAAGATGATATATGCTAGTGGAATAACTACGGTTTATTACAAGCATAAGTATAGGGATGAAAGTGGCGTTCATTTTCTACAAAAATGTAACATAAAGGTAGACCAATTATGAAAAGACAAGAACTTTTCTGCGACCATTGCGAAAGCGAGTGTACAGTAGAAACTTTAAATATGGAAGACCCCATATTGTTTTGCCCTATTTGCGGTAGCGAAATCGAGCATATTGAAGATATGTTAGAAGATTGGGACGAAGACGAAGAGGCTTGGGACTAATGTGGAATTACGGTGACGTTGAGTTCACCAGTGAGATGATCAAAGAGTATGTTGGATTTGTTTATGTCATTACTGACCTCAGTAATAAAAAGAAATATGTAGGTAAGAAACTATTCAAGTCTACAAGAAGACTAGCCCCACTTAAGGGCAAGACCCGCAAGAGAAAAGTAGTCAAAGAATCAGATTGGAAAGATTACTTTGGATCTAGCGAAGAAGTAAAACTAATACTTGAAGAGAACGGTAGAGATTCGTTTCATAGAGAGATTATACATCTATGTGATTCGAAAGGAGAAATGTCGTACCTTGAAGCCAAAGAGCAGTTTGACAGAGAAGTGTTGCTGTCAGACGAATATTATAATGGAATTATAAATTGCAAAATACATAGGACACACGTAAAAGGATTAAGAAATGACTAACAAAGAAAGGAATAAGATAGTATCAGACTTCAACAAAAAGTGGAAGTATCGATACGATAAAGAACAGTACGGATCCTCTGATGCATGGGTAATCATTCGCAAAGAAAGTGACTCTGGTAAGTTTGAGGGAGACTGCGAAGACTATGCGTTATCGGTGCTATGGCGATTATGCGGGCAATCTGATATAAGAA